GGCTGCTCGCTTGATCTACCCACGCCAACTGTCACATCAGCGGGAATTGATACTAAACTTGCTTCCATAGGCATCCAAGATTTAGCGATATACGTTTCGCCGTCTCTGGTGTCTTTTTGCATTTTGCTAATTGAGTAACCAACGCTAATGTTAGCTCTGATACCGTCTAGCACATCATCGAACGCCTCTCTAGCAAGTGCGCCTTTTCCAAAGCGTACTGTCGCTCGCAGTCTACGAGCCGAGCCATCAAGGTCTACCGATTCTATTACGCCTATCTGTTTCTCTGGGTCATGATCCAGCAACAGTGGCGCTCTGCCTGAAGCGAGGAATGATAAATCAATCGCTTCGGCTGAATGTTCTAATACCTCATTACCAAATGACCTAGATACAGGCTCTTCGGATGAGATAGCAATCTTAACTGTGCGCTTCTCTTCATCAATAGGAGACGCATCTAGCGACATGGCACGATGCTGAACTTCTACATCACCCTTACGATCTTCATCATAATTGCCGCGAATAGGGTCGATTTTAGTTAACGTAGAAAACTTGTGACCGACAGAGCGATCTGTCTCCTCGCCCTCTCCATCATAAAGTCTAATCAAGGCCGCTGGGTTTTCTTCAGTGCCTTCAAGGATGAAATCAGAGTCAGGGACATTAATTTCACCGTCTCTTTCAATTTTAACAATTCGTCCACGAGCGCGACCGCCTGAACTATTCCAGCTCACAAAGTCGCCGACATTTAAAGCGTCTGGTTCAGCGCGTTGCTCGATCTCTTCCTCGGTGTCGTCAATCAACACCTCGTTTACTAAATCCGTCATGTCTGAATCCTCTTCAGCTATGTCGTTGATTATATCATAGCTACGATCATCAATAGAGTTGACTCTATCCACGATGCGCTTAGACCATGTTTTTCCTGCATCACCACCCCAGAGACCCCAAGCGATTCTTCCTGCGCTTGGGAACCCTTCTTCGCCAGAATTAAACCCTTCTGCTTGCTTATCTACTTCATGACGAGCGAAGTAGCTGTACATACGCTTTACGGTATCAATACTAAGGTTTTGACGGTTAATAATGTCTCTCGCCCTAGCAACGCCGACCGCAGTACCACCTCGACCGTACTCTTCACGCCACTCAAGCGCCTTACTAGCCGCAGATACCATGCCGTCAGTTGGTTTGGTGTTGATATCTACGCCTTTATATTGAGTCATCAGTCAAATCCGGTTCTTGAGGTACGAACTGAGCGCCATAAGGCTCTAGTGCGTACTTAACGCCAAACTGTTCTGCCATCATCTTGTCTCGTGCAATCTGAGACATAAGCTCTTCAGCGTCTTTACCGTACTGACTAGCGACATCTTGAATAGATAAGATTCCGCTTTTGAGTCCTAAGACCGAGGCATTCATTTCTTTTAGTGGATCAATCCATGACCAACCCTTACCCCTAAACTCGGCAGCAGATGAGAAGCGAAGATATTGACGAGTCGGAATGCCAAAAGTGTTCATTTCCATTGCGCTTTCGAGCCAGCATTCAAAGATAGGCTGTACAAAGTGCTGAATCATGAATTGCTGCACATCTCGGTAAAAGTCGCGTTCTTCGAGTGCGCCTTGGCGAATACTAGAGTAGCTAGTGGCTTCAAGATCGTTAGATAACGAGGTGTAACTAACCCCTAACGCAGATGCGATAGATTTAAGAATGGACTTATGGAAGCCCTCAAACTCATTATTAGGATTACTGGGGTCAAACGCTGTGAAATCCACACCATTGGGAAGCTGATGAAAAGTCCCAGGTTCTGCATCCATGATAGGCACTTGCCCATCTAGATCGTCAGCAACAAAACCATCACCCGCTGGACTTGTAAAGAAGCCCATCTTACTAGCACCAACACGCGCTGCGACCAATGCAGCTTCAATGTATGCGCCCAATTGTTTTAATCCCGCCATCGCAGGAGACATCCACGGCTCGCCACGAGTCTGACCAGAGCGTAAAGGCATAAACACATGGATGACTTTCTCAGCCTCTATGCGAATCGTCTTCTTAGAAACACTCATGGTAGTAAAATCGTAATCTCCGGGATGATACGACAAAAAGTGATACGCAATCGGCTTCTTGAACTGGTTTAGCTCAATACCCATGCGAATCTCATTACCGTTACTCAGCTTCTCGTTTTTAGTTTCATCTACCTGATCTGCTTCGATAAACTCAATAGCAAACGAGTCTTTAAAGCTGTTGCCACGATGCTTCACAATAAACACTTCGCCATCACGCGCCAGCGCTTCCAAGCATAGCTTTTGAGCATCAACCCAACTGATCCTGCCGTCTACAGTGGGATTACCAAGCTTTGCCCATTGCAAAAACGCATTTTCAACAGCGGAATTGCCAGTTTCATCAAGCTTACCCACCGTATCTAGCGCCTTAACCTGCAAGCTAAACCCCTTGCCGCCAACCACGTTGGTCTTAAGCAGGTTGATATAGCGTTTTGCGTACTGGTTATTGCGTACTAAATCTCTAGATCGTGATCTGATAACCTTGAGAACTGGGCTTAATTCTGAATCTGCTGACCTTTCAGAAGATTTAAAGTCAGCAAACAAACGACCTGCGTTAGCTGAAGCATAGGCACGTTTAAACGGCTTTGGTTCAGGCTTTGCTTTTTTCGTGAAAATGTCGAAAATCGCCATCTAAAACCTCACCTGAATCGTAGAAGCGCCTTTCCTACCATTTCTGGCATTCTCAGCGGCTTGGTCTTTAGTAAATTCGGCTCGATAGTAATCTCTTGCGTCCGTAAGCTCTTGAAAGCTCATCTTGGACAGTGACCTACCTGCAATTGAATAAGATGAAACATCAGAGTCAGCTTTGCCCACTAAGATGCTTTCAATCTTACTGACCATCAACGCCGCATGACTACGGAGGTCACTTCCAGCATTATCAAGATCAGCAAGCACTTTCCATGATCCGCGCTTTAACGTAATACGAGCCGCATCAGAATTGCGAACAATTTCTTGCTGCCAATCATAAGTGCCAGCAGTGTAGCTGCCAGTAGACGATGCCGTAATTAGATAATGAGTAGACTGACCAGTAGCGGTAAGTTGGAATTCGTCACGAGCGCCAGATATCCTAGCAGTGTAAACCAGCGCATAACTATCTGTGGGATAATCATCTACTAGATTTGAGACCTTCCATTGCACAAAGTCTCCTGCAACTATCTGTAGCGGCTCACCTTCAGGCGCTTGCGTTGCATCAAACAGATTAGACATAGGCTGTCCCTATCGCCAAGAATTGATAAAACCGCGCCCCGAACTAGGAACAAACGGTTGCCGATTTAAAGTCTTAGGAGGTTCTACAACCTCTACATTAGACCTCTTGTCTGCTAAGGCATTGACATTGATTCCAAGTATAGCATACGCCGCTATTGCATACACAAAACAGTCCAACGCTTCGTTGCGAGGTCTGGTCTTGTGAAAGACTCTTTTCTTGAATCCCTTATGGTATCTGGTGACAATCTTCTCAGCCGTGAGCTGCTTGAAGTATTCTTCATTCAATACATCTGAGAAGTGAATAAAACCAGCCCCTTCATCTGCTATCCTCAATCGAGCAAATAACAGGTCTTTAGTAGTATCTACACCAACTGGAAACAAGGGGCATTTGCCAATGTTGTTCTTGGAAGGTCTGCTGACTATCGCCCTGCCCTCTCCACCAACACCCTTGATAGCAAACACCCTACGACCTGCGTTTCTTTTGGCGTAAGAATAGACGCTGTTCGTATAGTGACCGCCCGAATCTATAGCAGTAGCCCTTATTGGCAGGTCTCTACCATCATGACTTGGATAGGTATTGAAGATTCGAGTATCCAGAGCTGTCCATAAGTGAGGAGTAGATGGGTCGCCATACATGACATGATGATCTATCACCCAGCTCTCATCGTCTCGACCCCAACCGATAATGCTTATCTCTAGTCGGTCATCTTGTACGTCTACCCCAGCGGTAAGGAATAGCACCTCTTCAGGCACTTTCTGGTCGAAAGACTCTCGGCGCTCAAACAGATTGTACTCGTCTATGGATTCGCCTTGATCTTCCCAAGACTGTCCGAGGTAGGTATTCGTCCACACCTTCAGTTGTTCTGGGTTCTTCTTTACTAACAAAAAGTCCCTAACTCCTTCAGCCAATGGTGTCCAAGGGCTATACAAAGCAGATATTGCGAAGCCAGCTACTCCGTTGAATGGCGCTGTAGCCACCCACGAGCCTTCTTTGACCGACTTTCTGCGGTCTGCGTCACTCCAAAGCGCAGAGCATTCCTCACATTGGTACTTGGCTGTGTCTGGATTACCGTCAACCCACTGAACATTTGACCAATTTAGCACCTGCTCATGACCACAATGCTGGCAGGGAACGTAATATCTTCTCTGATCTGACTTCTCAAATGCGTCCTCAATCCTAGATGCGCCCTTATTCGTGGGCGTAGACACCATGATAATGCGGCGATTCCAGAAGGTTGACGCACGTTTTCGAGCTAACTGGATAGGGTCGCCCTCTGATCCCGCTGACGTAGGGTATCTATCTACCTCATCACATAGAACCAAGCGAATAGGACGCGAGGCTAGACCTGATGGGCTGTTAGCGCCGACCAAAGTAATAGAACCACCTGCGAATATCTTGTGAAGCGTTGTGTTACCTGAATCACGCGACCT